GTGATAAATATAAGTTAGCTCTTTATACTTCTTCAGCTACTCTTAACTCAGCAACAACTTCTCTATTAACTTCTGCACCTACTAACGAAGTTACATCAGCAAACTATTCAGCTGGTGGTGGTGCACTTGTTAATGCTCCAACTTCTTTAACAGCTGGTGTCGCAAGAGCGGACTTTGTTGATTTGTCATTTCAAAACGTTACTTTGACAGCTAGAGGAGCTTTAATTTACAACACATCATCTGCAACTACTAACTCTGCAGTTTGTGTTTTAGATTTCGGAGCAGATAAAACAGCTACTTCAGGTACGTTTACAGTTCAGTTTCCAGCACCAACATCAACAGCAGCGATTTTAAGAATCTCTGGTTAATTAGGAGGTAACCTCCTATGGCAACAGGAACTTGGAATACTGGCTCTTGGGGTCAAAACCAATGGAGTGATAACGCTAATCCAACAATTACCGTTACAGGGTTTGGTATGTCCGCAGCACTCGGAGACGAGTCAAGCACAACAGAAATTAATTTAGGTTGGGGTAGACAAGAATGGGGTCTTCAAGGTTGGGGCATTGGAGGAACTCTTATTCCTACAGGAATTTCCGCAACATTTAGTTTAGGAAGTGTTACTATAACAGCCAATGCAAACACTGGCCAACTATCAAATAATAATTTACTTTTATCAGCAGACGATGGATCGGTAAATGCAACTGGTTTAGCTGAAGTTGATGTAACAGGATTACCACTTACAACTAATTTAGGAACAGTTGATGCTAGTCCTGATGCGATGCCTACAGGTGTTGCAGCTTCTATGGGACTTGGTACTGTTGAAGCATTTAACTTAGCAGGTTGGGGCAGACTTCAATGGGGTATAAATGATTGGGGTGATGCAGGTAGTTCTGTACAAGTAGATATTTCTGGAATTGCAATGACAGCAGCTTTAGGAACTCCAACAGAAATTACTGGTGATGCAACTATTGTTGCTAATACTTTAAATGTAGCTCAGTTAACTTTAGGTGTTGTCGATCCTGCACCTGATGCAGCACTAACTGGAAATTTCATGATAGGTGCTTTAGGTACTTTAGGATTCCAAGGGGATGTTGCTCCTACTGTAACGGGTATAGCAATGTCTGCTGCTTTAGGAAACGAAACAATAGACTTAAATCAACAAGTAAATGTAACGCAAAATCCAATGTTAGCAAGAGTTGCTTCAGTATCTGCATTTACAGATGTCAACGCAACTTTCAATGGTTTTGGGTTGACTACAACAGTAGGAAGTGGTAATGCTCTTATCTGGAACGAGGTAAATACCGGTTCCGCTCCAATAGATCCTCCAGGCTGGAGAGAAGTCGTTGCATAAAGAGTTGACACTTTCTCTTTATTTTTATAAAATAAACGATATAAGGAATTTAATATGGCGAATTCAACATCAGCAAATTTAAAACTTACCGTACAAGCAACTGGGGAAAACTCAGGAACTTGGGGACAAATTACAAACACTAACCTTTTAATTCTAGAACAAGCTATTGGTGGTTTTACTACTTTTAATATTACTAATGCTGCTAGATCTTTAACTTTTACTAATGGTGCTTTATCAAATGGTAAAAATGAAGTTATTAAATTAACAGGAACTTTAGCTTCTAACTTAACAGTTACTATTCCAAACTCACTTGAAAAAACTTACTTAGTTGAAGATGCATGTAATCACGCTGGTTTTACTTTAACTTTTAAAACTGCATCTGGAACAGGTGTTCTTTTATGTGAAGGAAATAATTATACATTATATTCTGATGGAACTAATGTTGTAAAACTCCATGAACAAAGAAATTGGAGAGCAGTATCAGCAGCGGAAACAGTTCAAGCTGGCGCTAAACTTTTAGTAAATACAAATGGTGGAGCAGTAACAATTACGCTCCCAGCTTCACCCGCTACAGGAGATGAAGTACATTTTGTAGATCAAGGTTATGATTTCAATACTAACGCATTGACTGTTGGTAGAAACTCTTCTAATATAGCTAATGCAGCATCTGATCTTGTAGTTAATACTCAAGGCGCAGCTTTTTCATTAGTATTCTCAGGAGATGCTACAACAGGATGGACTTACACGGAGAAATAATATGTCAAATTACGAAGCAACAAAATACGATTTTTCAGGAGCAAACCTTACAGGTATCGAAGGAATTCCTACAGCTACTATTGTGCCGTGGTCTTCTGCTTCAGTGCCAACAGGTTTTTTAGAGTGCAATGGTCAAACAGTTTCAAGATCAACTTACTCAGCTTTATTTGCAATCGTAGGTACTACTTATGGTGCAGGTGATGGTTCATCAACTTTTCTTGTACCAAATTTAGCTGATAACGTACCGGTTGGAAAATCTAATAACAAAGCTTTAGCTTCGACTGGTGGAGCAAACACTGTAACCTCAACTGGAAACGTTGCAGGTTCAACAGCAAACGCAACTTTATCAGAATCACAACTTGCATCTCACTCACATAATGCAGGTCCTAATTTTTCTGGAAGTCCTGTACCAGGTAACGCATCAGGTGGAACAGGTCTTTCATTTGGTAGAGTTAGCCCCGGATCATTAACCACTGCTAATGCAGGTTCAGGTAGTGGACACGATCATAATATGAGTGCAAACTTTGCGGGAGATGCAACTTCAGTTCTTCAACCTTTTTTAACACTTATTTATATTATTAAAACATAGGAGAGATTATGGCAACAAATTCAAATTGGACAGTAGTATTCGAAGACAAGTGTGTTATTAAAAATACAGGTGCTGAAGCAGGTACAGGTTATGTAATCAATGATGATGCTTTTTGGGCAACTACTGATTTTCAAAATATTTGGGCTATTCAATCAGGTACTTCTACTTCTTCTGATGAAGTAGAACACAGAGATGGAACAGCACATTGTTCTTTAGCAGACGAAGGAATTTCAATGCCCCAATTTATTAGTAGATGGGATGCAGCTCATTTAACTCAATTACAAACTAATTGGGATAATGATGACGTTGAAGGTGAAACTTCTGAAGAAAAAATTGCTAGATTAGGCGCAAGACCTACCTCTTATTCATCGTAACATCATCCAAGAAGTTAAAATATATTTCTCACCCGACAATGGTGAGTTTCCTCTGTGTATATAAGGAAAGCCTGCAGGCCAAATAACTATGCGACCTGTTTTAGGTTTTACTCTTTTTGAAAAATGTAAAAATTCTGTCTCTCCACCTTCCTCAACATCATTTAAATATATAGAAAAAACAAAAGCACGAGCTTCATTACTAAACCCTTTACCATGCTCTATATGCCAAACATGATATCCTTCTGTAGGTAAAGTTTTTTGAATTTTTAAATCTGTAAAATGAAAAGGAACTCCATAAGCATCAGAGGCTCCTGTATGTTGTACATAATGATTCCAAGCTAAATCAAAATTAACCATCATGGGTTTTAAAGATTCCCACCAAACATCAATATTATTAGGCGCTGCAAAATATTGTTGATCTTGTTTTTGTAATATAGATGCCTTTTCAAAACCCATTCTATTAATTGTATTATTAAATTTATTTTGATCTTCGTATAGATTAATTGCTTTATTACACTCTTGTTCAGTTATATAGTTATCATATACACCTATAAAATTATTTATATTTACTGTTTTTTCATTCATTAGTGTTGTTTTCCTGTAGTTTTTAAAAACTTATCATAAGCATGTTTTGTATGAGGTCCATTTTGATTTACATAATGTAAAAATACTTGAGCCATACCTTCACCTTTGTATACTCCAGGCCTCCAATGTTTTTGTTCACAACCTGCATATAAAATTGCGTCACCTTCTTCTAATTCAAATGATGTACCTTCAATTACAATTGGCCAGTTATCTTCTTTTTTTATACAAGCAGTAACCGATATTTCACAAGAAGGTCTGTCAGTGTGTGGTTTTAATTTTCCTCCAAAAATATAATATCTCCAATAAGCATAAGTAGGAAACAATTTTATTTTAGATTCTTTTTCTACAAGGGGAAGTTTTATATCTAATAAAGAAGTCATTAAAGAATCGTGATACCAAGAGGGTGAAAAAGATTGAATGTCTCCAATATTATGATTATCAACCGTATCTAATTTGTTATAACAATATTTTTGAAGAATATTTAATTCGTCTTGATTAAAAAAATTTTTAATTACTTTATAATTTACTGTAGCCATGCAACTATACTATACCTTGTTCCTTTCGTAATAGGTTTGATTCCATGTGGATACATAAAGTTACTAGGAAAAAACACAATTGATCCCTTACCAAGTTTTAATCTTTTTATTTCTTTTTCATTTTGATCAGTAAATATTAAATCTCCTCCTTCATAATCATCATTTAAATTTATAATTACACTTAAAGCTCTTATAGTTGTTGTGAAATGATCTGTATGAATTTCATATTTTCCCCCTGGATTATATTTTAATAAGTCTATTTGATTTATTTTATTACTTGCCATTTTAGGAAATTTGGCTTTATATAAGATATACAGTCTCTCTATTTCTCTTTTTATGTAGTTCCAATAAAAAATATTTGTAGGAGTATCTAGTTTTAAATGATAACCTTTTACGTTTCTTGTGCTTTTAATTAAACCTCCTAAAACTTCTAAATTTTCTTTAGATTTATGATTTGTTAAAGGTATAATTTTATCTATAAAGTCGGAGGACACTACATTTTTTAGCTCGACAATTGCTTCTAAATAATCCATATTTTTATTTTCTTTCACCAAAGAAACCCGCTGATGCAACGATTCTAGGGTTTAAACCTATTACTTTATGTTTTATATTTTTTGGAATAAAAATCATATCTCCTTTTTTAATATAAAAATCTTTATTTTCACTATCAGAAATACGATAAATTGTTATTCCTTTTAAACCTATTATAAAAACATCTTCTACATCTACATGACTAATACCAACTTGAGATACTAAACTAAAAAATAAATCCAATTCATCTCTTGAATCTCTTTTATATTTAAAAAGTTTACTTAAAAAATCATTAAATATTTTAAATTCTTCTAAGACATTGGATACATCATGTATTTGAAATACATCTTTTAAATTACCTATACTTGATTTTTGGCTAATTCTACAATCATTTTCTTCCATTAAATTACTTAATAGATTAAAATCATATTCTCTTGTTAAAGATACAAAGTTTTTAACTAAAGTAACTTTATTTTTCTGTATATCTTTAAAATTTTTTGCTTTTATTAACATGCTTTAGTCATAATTATGTTACTTTCATTCTCTATAAAATTATTATATAACACAATTATGGCCTTAAAAAAAGTAGATTTTGCACCTGGTTTTAATAAACAAAGCGTACCCTCTGCTCTTCCTGGACAGTGGGTAGATGGTGATTTTGTACGTTTTAGATACACAGCCCCTGAAAAAATAGGTGGTTGGGAACAATTGACCGCTGCATCTAAAACATTACCTGGCGCAGCGAGAGCGCAATTAACTTGGACTTCATTAATAGGAGAACGCTATGCTGCTGTTGGTACCTCTCAAGGTTTATTTTTATATTACGGTAATGATTTTTTTGATATTACTCCTCTAGATACAGCAATTACTGGATGCACATTAACAACAGTTAATGGTTCAAATGTATTAACTGTTAATAAAGGATCTCATGGTTTAGCTGTGGGCAGATATATAACTTTATCTGGTGTAACTGTTACAGGAGCATCTGATTTTACGCCTACAGAATTACAAGTAGCTTATGAAATTTTAACAGTTGCAACGGTAGATAAATTTACTGTTCAAGCTGTAAGAAATGAAGGAGGATCTGGTATGACTGCAGTAGGAGCTGCAACTGTTAATCCTTATGTTGAAATAGGACCAACAACTCAAACAACAGGATATGGTTGGGGAACTTATTTATGGGGAGATTCTACGTGGGGCACAGAACGAACTACAAGCACCGTTACATTAGATCCAGGAAATTGGAGTCTTGATAATTTTGGTCAAGTTTTAGTTGCTACAATATTTAATGGCAAAACTTTTACATGGGATGCAGGAGCCTCTGGAGCTAGAGGTATTAGAGCATCCTTAACTACATCAGGTTTTTCTACCTCTGCCAATCCAACAGCTTCTAGATTTACATTAGTATCAGATAGAGATAGACACTTATTTCATTTTGGAACTGAAACAACTATTGGTGACGTCACAACACAAGATCCCATGTTTGTAAGATTCTCAAACCAAGAAGATTTAAATACTTATTTACCAACAGCAACTAATACAGCAGGTACTTTTAGATTAGATACAGGTAATCAAATTAGATCGGCTCTTCAAGGTAAAGATTATGTTTTTGTTTTAACCGATAACGCTGCATATGTAATTCAATTTGTAGGTCCACCTTTTACTTTTAGTGTTAGACAAGTAGGCACTAACTGTGGATGCATAGGACAGCATGCAGCCTCTTATGTTAATGGTGCTATATATTGGATGTCTAATGAAGGTGGTTTTTTTATGTATGATGGTACTGTAAAAGCCTTGCCTTGTTTAGTTGAAGACTTTGTATTTACCACACAAAATGGAAATTTAGGTATTAATTTTAATTCATCTGATGTTGTTTATTCTGCACCTAACTCTTTATATACTGAAGTAAATTGGTTTTATCCTAAAGATGGATCAGAACAAATTGATCGATGTGTAACGTATAATTATCAAGAAAATGTTTGGACCACTTCATCATTAGATAGAACTACTTACGCTGATCAAGGGGTGTTTGTTAAACCTTATGCAACTGATTATGAAGATACAGGAACACCTGTATTTCCAGATATATTAGGTATTACAAATTTATATGGGGCTTCTATTTACTATGCTCATGAAGTAGGAAATGATCAAGTTAATAGTTCTGGCAGAACTTCAATTAATGCTTTTATTAGATCTGGAGATTTTGATATTGATGATGGTGAACTATTTATGTCAATGAAAAGATTTATGCCAGACTATAAATTTTTAGTGGGAAACTCTAAAGTAACTTTGTTTATATCCGATTATCCATCCGATGTTCAATCCGGTTCACCTTTAGGTCCCTTTACAATAACAACTACTACGGATAAAGTAGATACTAGAGCGAGAGGCAGATTATTATCTTTAAAAATAGAAAACGATGCTGCAGGTGAAACTTGGCGTTATGGTAGTTTTAGACTAGACGCTCAACCAGACGGGAGAAGATAACATGCCACTTACTACAAAAGGTAAAAAAATAATGAAATCTATGAAAGATAGATACGGTAAGAAAAAAGGTAAAACTGTATTTTATGCTTCAAAAAATAAAGGTAAAATAAAAGGTGTAGATAAAACTAAAAAATAATGGCTAAACTAACTAATTATATACCCGAACCTAAACAGGAATATGACGTCGAAAATCAAAGACAAATTATTGAGTCTATGACTACTATGAAACAACAACTTAATTTTTCTTTTCAAGAAGATTTAAAAAACGAACAGGATGCTTTTAATTACTTTTTATCATGACAATACAATATAAAAACGCTAGCAAAATATTAGACGGAACTGCTATGACAACTCTTTTAACTATATCCACGTCTGCTATAGCTATTATAAAATCTGTATATGTATCTAATAACAGCACAGGAGCCGTATTAGTTAATTGTGATCTAAGAGATTCATCTGCTAGTACAGATGTAGAATTTTTTAGAAAAGACATACCTGCTACAAGCACAGTCAATGCCACAGAACAGGGGTTGAATTTAGAAGCAGGAGATGCTATAAAAGCTCAAGCAGAAACTGCTAATAAACTTGAAGTAGTAGTTAGTTATGCGCTTATAAACAGAGAGAATGAAAACGGATAATATACATAAAATAGATTGCACAACAGTAACAATTTATAGAAACACAAAAACAGGCGAAACGTCTAAAGAGAAAGTAGAGGGTCCTGATATTGTAACCGATGTTACAGTCGAGATTTCCCCGAAAGGATTGGATGTTTTCCAGAAAGTTATGAATGAAAATAAGAAACCAAAGCCCTAAAGGCGGAACTGAATTACAACTAGGTTTTCTACATCAATACGTAGATAAAAATTTATTAGATCAAGTACAAATTTGTACTAGTGTACCAGGTAAAGTTCCCATTGATCCTAATAAGCTTAATGTACTTTGGCAAAAAAATTCTTACGATCAACCCAATTTATATCCTTGGTTTAAAGATAAAGCTAATCATCACAAATATGATTGGTATGTTTTTAATTCTCATTGGAATTATGAAAAATTTAGAATGATGTTTGGTATCCCTACTGAAAAATGTGTGGTTATTAAAAATGGAGTTGAAAAAATAAAACAATCTCCGCATTATGAAAAAGGTAAACCTATTAAAATAATTCATCAGAACACACCCTGGAGAGGATTATCTGTTTTACTTGGCGCAATGCAATTAATTAAAAACCCATTAATTACATTAGATGTTTATTCTTCATGTGAGGTATATGGTAAAGAGTTCCATGAACAAAATGATTATAATTATAGAGCATTATATGATCAAGCTGAGTCTTTGCCTAATGTAAATTACATTGGTTATAAACCAAATGAATATATTAGAGAACATTTACCAGATTATAATATGTATGCTTATCCTAGTATCTTCGAAGAGACTTCTTGTATTTCTTTATTAGAAGCAATGTCTGCGGGTTTATATAGTATAGTGACCGATTATGGAGCTTTGTTTGAAACAGGAGCAGAGTTTCCAATGTATATTCCTTATGACAGTAATTACAAAGCGTTAGCAGAAAAGTTTGCTTATGGTATTGCTGCTGCAGCAGAAACATTACACGAACCACAAATACATAGTCATTTAACCACTCAAGCTAATTACGCTCAGATATATTATTCTTGGCCTAAGCAAGCATCTGCGTGGACAACATTTTTAAAAGGAGCTCTTAATGCCAAAGCCAAATGAACCAATATGGTTTAACGTAGATAAAACCGAAACAGCAAATGATGATACCTATCAAACAATTAAAACCAATAAGGTAGAAAATAAAATGATAGAAATAAACTTAGGTACTTCACCTCACAAAATAATGGTATGCACTCCTTGTCATAGTGATGTCAGTATGCACTACTGTCAAGCTGTGTTAAAGTTTCAAATGGCGTGTTCTAAAGAAGGAATACAATGTAGTTTTACATTACTTAAATCATCCCTAGTTACACAAGGTAGAAACTTATGTGTAGCAGAATTTTTAAATCACGAAGATAAATATACTCATTTATTGTTTATAGACTCTGACATTGATTTTGATCACAAGCCTATTTTTAAAATGTTAGAGTTTGATAAAGACATAATTAGCTTACCTTATCCTATGAAACTTTTAAGTTGGGATAAAATATGGCGAAGACTTAACACTAAAGAAGATGCTATCAGTAATGAAAAAGACTTGGCTACAGCAGGTTTTACTTTTCCTGTTAAAGTAGAGGACCCTAATTCAATAACCGTGGACAAAGGATTAATGGAGCTCACTCATGCCCCAACTGGATGTATGTTAATTAAAAGAAATGTATTTGATAAAATGATTGAAGAATATCCTCATTTGGAAATATATCAGCCTACCAATATTAATGGTAAAGAAGTTAAAAAAGATAATATGTACAATTTATTTGACACCTTACATGACCCTAAAACTAAGAGATATTTTGGAGAAGACTTTGGATTCTGTCAAAGATGGACGGATATAGGTGGTAAGGTATACGCTTACATAGACGCTCCTATAACTCACGTTGGAGAGTATTGTTATAAGGGTCGATTTAGAGATGATTTATGGCAAGCAGGAAGACCTGTCAAATCTGTTGACGATAGTAAAAAAATCAAATAAAGTATCATATTTACAGGATTTCTACGCCTGCTTAACAGTATAAATATATTTAAATTATGGCGATATCTAGATCTTTAATGAACAGACAATTACAAGCAAACGGCGGGATAATGCAAGTTGCACCTAGAGAGAAGTTTGGCTTAGGTAGTTCTATTAAAAAATTTGTTAGAAAAATTATACCCAATGAAGTAGCAGAAGTTGCAGTTAAAGCTGCACCATTTGTTGCACCTTTTAACCCCTTACTTGCAGCAGGGATGTCAGGTCTTGGTACGTTTGATCAAACAGGAAGTATTGGAGACTCTTTAAAAGCTGGTGGTATGAATTATGCACTAGGACAAGGTGCTAGATATTTAGGTGGTGGAGCTCAAAATTTACAAACAGGTTTTAATCCTTTTTCAGGATATGACGCTTCAGCAGGTTTAACAAGAGGACTTTTAACTAATCCAATTAGTAATCAAGGTGGTATTGGTAAGTTCTTCTCGAACCGAGGAACTCAAGGTATTCAACCTATAAGCGGTGGAGAGTATGGTCAATTTACAGAACCGGTATTTGGGGCTGGTGATGCATTAGGTGGAGAAGGTTTAACAGGAGCTGGAGAAATTATAACCGATGCAGCAACTCAAACAATTACCGGTTCACCAAATCAAATGACAATTAC